TGTAAATTAAAATTGCACCAATATAAATGCCTATGCCTTTTTTTTGCTGGTATTAATGGCTCATAATAAGGTATTACATTTTCGACTACATACTTACCATTATATAATTTATCTAGAAAAATAATTTCTTGATATAAACTCATATCAGGATATTTCATTTTTATTTTGTTTTTGTTAGATTGCACTAATCTACTATGCGTTGGGCAAGGAGGAGAACTCCAAATAAAATCAAACTCTTTATAATAATCTAATAAGTATTGGTGCGCATCTGCTACTATTACTTTGTCATTAGGGAATCTTTCTTGATATAGTCTTGCAAGTTCCTCGTCCCATTCTACTGCTGTTATCTCGTGTTCATCTCCCCACTTGTATCTATTGCCTCCTAAACAAGCATATAAGTTTAATATTTTCATACAGTTCTTAACTTTAAAAGGTTATAGCATTGTATGTATTTTAACTTTGCTTTTTGTTTGTATATTGTTTTAAATAGTTCGTATGTCTTTTTAGTAAATTGATAATGTGTTTTACAATCTTTAAAAAGTTTTATTGCATATGCCTTACCATACCCTTTGCAGTAGTTTACATTGTCTGCACCATCTCCAATTATCATTTGTTCGTAAAAGTTATATAATGCTTGTTTGTGTGTTATGTCATAAATGCATTGATGCTTATAATGGTAGTTATAAATTAAGGCTGGTAGTTGCTTATAATCTTTATCTATTGAAACTATTATTACATTATTATGTCCTAGTTCTTTTGTTAGTTTATGCCAGTAAATAGAAACTAAATCATCTGTTTCCATTCCATAACAGCTTTTAGTTGAATAAATAGCAGAAATTTCTTCATGCATTTTATTTAATAGTTTAGGATGTTCTTGCTTCTTTCTGTTTGCTTTATAATTAGGATCTAATAGTTTTCTAAAATTTCCTCTGCTATTGTTAAAAGTAATTACCTTTTCTATTTCATAGGATTCTTCTAGCCTGTTTATTATAGACATGAAAACCTGATCAAACTTGCCTATTGCTTCATCTAATATATCATCTACTCCGCAACATGAGGAATAAACTAAACTGTCTGCATCAAATAGTGCTATCATGATATCTCTCTCCTTCCTCTATTTCTTTTATTGCTTCTAATTCTAAAATATCTATTACATAATCTGCTAGCAAGTCTATTATATCTTCTCCTCCATGTAACGCTTTACACAAATTAAAATCACTACAACTGCCTGGATACATATATGTACGATCGTCACCTTCATAAAATTGCCCTACTAATGTTAGCTCTATATTATCGTAAATTACTGTTGCTTCTCTCATCTTCTTACTAATTCATAGTTTAAATCTCCAACATATTTTAACCTCTGTTTTAATTCTGTTTTATGATTTAACATATCGATTAATAAATCTTTTCCTTTTCTTGTTTCCTTAATGTTTAATTCGTTTTCTAAAGTATTAATCATTTTACCTAAATAAGATAAATCTTTAATTAAAGACTTTTGAATTGCATAATTTGTCATAATGTTTTGTTTTATAATTTATATAAATATAAACATTATTGTTAATAAAAAAAAATTATTCTTTATAATCTTTAGTTGCTTTAGTTAAAAATTCATCAATGCCATCTATTCTTTTAGATAGTTTTTCTATTGCTACATACAAAGTAGCTGCTGTTGATTCTAGAATCTTAAATCTTTCTTTGGTTGTATATTTTTTAGATTTCATAAATCATTAATATTATTTAATTGATTGTTTTTTATTTCTAAAGTTGGAGCTTTTAATTTAAAACTGCTTCCATCTGATCTTTTTCTTTCTTGCCCAATTACAAATAAATCCCCTCTTGTTTTTAATTCTTCTTTTGTAACCCATCCGCAAACAGATAATTTATTAGTTTTTTTATTAAGAGAACAAAAGATATAACCATCGCAATCATAATTTAATTGATAACCAATAAAATTATTAACGTAATAAGGTTTAGGATCTACATTTCTTCCCATTGTTTTAACATCAAATTTTTTGCCTTTATAAATAAAATCATAACCCCCATCAAAACCATCAGTATATTTATGTTCAATGTTAAAATGATTCTTGATTAAAATTTCTCCTAATAAACCAACAAATTGTTCTTCTTTATTTCCATCAGCTTTTGATCTGTTAGCTATATTGTTTGTTTTTAAATATTGCCAAACTTCTTTTTTTAATTTCTGATTTACATTTAAGATCATAATTTCATTAGTTTGTTTATCGCTGTATGCCCTCCAATAACTACTCCGCATCCAATAGCTTGTTTTTTAAAATTACGAGCATATGCAGCAGCATAAGTAGAGCTATCAACTCCGCAACCAACTTGCATTCCAAATACTCTAAACTTCTTACCTACAAACCACATTGTATATGCTTCTGTATGCGTATGACCGCAAACGCTAGACATCATATTGTTTTTGGCTTTGGCTTTTGCTTGCCCTCCCTCTCCATGTTCATACAATACTCCATCATAAGATATGCTTTCAACCCAATTCCAATCAGGAGTTTTTAACACATCATTGTAACCCTTTATCCATCTGCTTGGAACACCTCCAGAAAATGCTTTCCTAGATGCTAGGCGGTCATGATTGCCAATGCATACATCTGCTTTTGGAAATGCTTTATACCAATGAGAAACTTTTTTTATAGCTAAAGAAAGCTCATGCCCAGCTGACATTCCATCAGGATCTTGCTCATGATAGCTCCAACCATGCGAGTCAATAATATCTCCAATGAATATAACTTGATTGCAATTGTGTTGCGCATAAACTTCTTGACAAAATTCCAAATAACCCTCTAGAACAAAAGGAGCATGAAGATCTCCTATTACTAGAATTCTTCTTTCTTTTTTAATAAGATTCTGATAAGCTGTTTTTTTGTTTCCTTTAAGTCTTGGCCTAATCTCCATAAGATTTCATTAAAGTTTGCATTTGATTAATTGTATTTCTAACACAACTACTACAACTGCTAAATTGTTTTTTATCATTAAAAACTCTATTATATATTTTTAATATATTTCTTTGAGTTTCTGCATTTACATTAGTAGATCCGCTAAATTTATCTAATTTAATTAACTTGAGATAATTATATTCTTCTTCATTTAAGCATTCAGGCTTTCTTCTTCTAGGAAATAATTTGTTTAGCTTTTCCTTTCTTTGATCGCATCCGCAATCTTCTCCAAATGCCCATTTAACAAGTTTTTTAATTCCTGTAGCTTCGGTAATTTTTTCTATTTGATCTCCTAATCCTTTTATATCTTCCATATTATTAAAACCTTAAATATAACTTTTTGTTTTTCAATCTATTAAATCAAAATCGCCGTTAATATAATCTTCAAAATCTTCTCCAAACATTTTTCTCATTTTATTTTTACTTTTTTTAAGAGTATGAAATATATTAACTGAACTAATTTTAGTTTCTTTTGCTATTCCTCTAATGCTTAATCCAGAATCTCTATATATTTTAAATATTCCTTTTTCATAAAAATGCCAGTTTTCTAATTCTTTATCCATTTTATTAATAATGTTTTGCAAAGCAACATCTTTTTCTGATTCTAAAGATTCATTTGATATATTATACACATGATCATTTAAAGGTAGTTTCCTGGTTTTTTTTAATTCATTGTTAAAGTTATTGCAAATGTTTCTAATAATAAAAAACATGTAGCCCTTATTGACTTTATCATTTTTAATAATCTTTTCAGGATTAGAATATTTGTGAACTCTAATATATGCTTCCTGAACTATATCTTCAGCATAATCTCTAGCCCCAAAGTTTACTGCAATTTTTATCCATTCTTGATGATGTTTAGCAATTTTGTTTAACCAATGCATTTAGTATTTAATTTGCGTAATAGGATCAAAATATCCTCCAACGACTTCTGGCAATCCAACTTTATTAACTTTGAAAGCGAAATCATCAAAAGGGAAACCCCTTGACCTTTTACATTTAACATTTACCCAATTATTTATTTTGTCGTTCTCTAAATGTATTTGTGTTTCTGCTTTCTTTTCGCAACATGATCCAAGATGTCCTGTTGGTTTCTCTGATCCGTAATTAGAATGAATTATTGTAATAATATGACAATTAAACATCTCGCTCCATTCCATCAATTTTTGCACCACATAATTAGATTGGTCAATGTTGTTTACATCTCCGCATAAATCAGCAATGCCATCTATAATAACTAGCCCAGCATTTTTTACTTTGTTCGTAAGATAATATTCTATAAATTCTAATCTGTATTTGTAACCAATTGTTCTTAATCCGTAAGTATGATAGCAACCAACATCATGTCCATCATTCATATCTACAACTCTGCGAAATACTCTTTGCGCATGGAACTTTCCCTGTTCTGTATCAAAATGAATTAAGCATTTGTTTTCTCTGTGTCCTCTTAAATTACCAGCAAATCTGTTTTTGCCTGAAAGATATACTGAAGCTAATAAAGAAATAAAGTAGGTTTTAAAACTTTTAGGGGGAGCTACGACAAAAGAAAAGTTGCCATATGTTCCTAAACTAGTAGGAATAGTTGTTTTTCCTTTTATTGTGTTGATAGTTGTTTCTCCCATTGAAATCGCTACTGGCGGATTCTCTATTATTTCATCTGTATTTATTCTGCATTGTTCTGTTAGTAAATCGTAATATAGTTTGTTTTCTTCTGTCATAAAAAAAAGGGGCATATAGCCCCTAATTTAATAAATTATTTTTAAAAAGGCAGATCAACATCCACCTCATTTTTAGTTTCTTGAACTGGTGCTTCTTTAGGCTTTACAAATAATGGCTCATTGTTAGTGTAAATTACTTTGCCATTTCCTAAATATTGCTTTGGTTCTTTGTTTTTTATTTGTTCAGGAGTTTGAGCAATCCATACAGAAACATTCTGATCATAGTTGTTCATTTCATCCTGGATGCCTATTGTTAAATCAACATATACATCTTTTTTACCTTCATACTGCGCTTCTTTAGGTATTTTCTTTAATCCAATTCTAGTGTTTAATAAGTGTCCCATTTTTTTATTTATTTAAATTAATTAATTTTTCTTTATCTATTTTATTTGTTTTTTTAAAATCTTCTGATTCATCTTCTCCAAATACTCCTAATTGATAGAAGCCTGTTAATTTTAATACAGCTCTTGATAAAGCTCTTTTCTCTGCCATCTCCATAACATACCAGCTCTGGCAATTGCCCTCTTTAAATGTAGCTCCTTTTAATGCAGATCCAAAACTTTCTATTATAGTATTTGGTTTAGTTTGTACAAAAGCGTTTGCTTTAATTACTGAAAAGTTTATTTCGCATTTAATTACTTCATAATTTATAGTTATGTTTTCTTTTGCTTGAATCTTTTCTATTCCTGATCTTGTGATTATAGTAAAGGTTTTTTTGTTATCTCCATATCCAATATCTTTTGTAAATATATCCTCTGGAGTTAATTCATACTTTTGATACAATGCTTTTAATTTTTCTCTGTTCATTTGTTTTTGTTTTTTTGGTTTTACTTTGTTTTATATAAATATAATTTATTTCTTTAAAATAATTATCATTTAGATAATTTAAATATTTATTCATTTCTTTTTATTGTATTTTTTATATAAATCCATTAAATAATTATACTGATCATTTGCATTAGTATAACAAATTAAATAATTTTTTTTAGTAATTTTTTCTATTACATTTAAATCTAATCCATTTGTTGATTTATCCATTCTTTTCAAAACCCTGCTATTAGTTGCAGAATAAGAATTAAATTTTGGATTATTGTTTAAAGACAATATTTTTAATGCATTATAAATTCTTATTGCATTATTAATGTTTATTTCATAAATATTATTTCTTAAACATTTAATAATACCTCCAAGACTATAACCTTTTTCTAATAAAACTAAAATATTAATTTTACTAAATTTGCCATTGCTTTCTACAAACCATTCTTCAGCAATATCTAATGCTTTTTGGCAATCTTTATTTCCTTTTAAAGCATTTCTATTACAAAAATCTAATGTTGTCCATTTTTTGCTAATTTGCAATTGATCTATATTTTGTTCGCATGAATCTTTAGAAACTATATAAGTAACAGGTATTTCTAATTCTTTAGCAGCTTGCAATCTATGTTGCCCATCTATTATAGATTTGTTTTGATTTACTAATATAGGCATTTGCAAACCTATTTCATTAATTGATTCTTTTATCCTTTTTAAATTTTTAGGATCTAAATTTCTGTTGCCTATTACTTTGTTAAAAATTGAATAGGTTCTTGTTGATTTTAAGTGCATTTCTCTCATTTTATTAATTGTTTTCTGGTTTCTTGTTTTATATTACTGTTTTCTAAAATTAATTCTCTTTTTTGGATTTGCAAAGTGTTTGTATAAAAATACATTTCTTTTAAAGCTCTAGAACATTCATCTACAACTTTATTGTTTGGATGCTTTTTTCCTAACTTAATTAAATACTGCGCTAGGATCTGAAAATTATTTTCATAATTAATTGAATCTAATATCATACCTCTTGCTTAATTCAGATTTTAATAATTCTTTGTAATTTACATGATCTCTGTCCATATATTCAATAACTTCTATTAAAGTTTTTAAAAGAGAATCATTTTCTTTTTTTAACGCTTCATTGCTTTGATACAAATAATCGTTTGTATAATTATTCGCCATTGCTGTAGTCGTTTAATATTACTTCCCTATTGCTAGCAGTTCTATAATAGATTTTTAAATAATTAGTTTTTGCGTAAAACTCTGCTATTGCAGCCGATCGAGTGTCGAATAAAGTTTCGTTTTGATTATTCTTTAAAATATATATCATAATTGTTTTCTTTGACATAAATATAAACAATATTGTTAATATAAAAAAATATTTAGGCAAAAAAAAGCGAGAATAAATTTCTTTACCCTCGCCTTTCCCAAGAAAACAAAACAAAAATCATTGTAAGTTAGTTAATAATTCATTATAATATTCTATTTTTTCTAATAATTGTATATCGCTAAACTTTGTTATTTCTCTGCTTTTATTATGCATTTCCTCCGCTACTCCATTTCCGTATGCTTGTTCTAAATACATTCCAAACTTAAATTGCTCTCCGTATCTAAATACATTACATCCACTGCACTGCGTTTGAACATTAATTTCATCCCATCTAGTTGAATAATGTTTTCTACTCATGAAATGACCAGCTTGCAATTCTTTCCAATGCGCCTGTTTGCCACATGTTACGCACTTTGCTATCTCATTTACTGCAAATCTTCTTCTAATAAATTGGCTGAATACTTTATCAAGTTTTTTAATTATTGTTTTTCTTGATGGTCTTTTAGCCATTATATTATTTCATTATCTATTTGCTGAATTAAATATCTTAAATCTTCTTTAGAGAATTTTCCTTCTATAGATTCTTTATAAGTGCTTAATCTTAATTGATAATATTCTGATTGATCCTCTAATCTTTTTATTTTAACATCAATGTTCATAATGCTAATATATACAAAAAAAATAAAAAAAAGTTTTTTTAGACCAAAAAAAAATAATAAATTTAAATATTTTATAAATATATATAAAAAATTATATAATTAATTAAGACATTTATAATAAAGACATTTGGGAATTATTTCATTATTGATCTGACTTTCTCAAATCCTCTGCTTCCGAAATAAGATACATAAATTGTAACTAATAAAGTTTTTAATAACTCAATCCAGGCTTGATCAATATCAAAAGCAATATCTAAAGCATCTAACAATATATACAAAGAAGTTATTACTGTTAAATAAATCAAGGTTAATGGTCTAGTGTTTTTAGAAAGCCAGGAATCTGATATCATATCACTGTTCCATCTTTTAGAAACCTCTTGCATTTCAACAGAATCCATTTCAAGAAGTTTTAAAGCAGTTTCTTTATCTTCTAATGTCATTTCATTATCTTTTATTAATAAGTTTCTTACAATGCCTATGAATCCTTTATCAGGAACAGCATCTCCTAAAGCGTTTAATAAAAATGATCCTTTGCTTTTTAAAAAAGATCCTACTTTTGTATCTTTAAATTTCTTCGCCATAACCCCATTTAAAATGTAAACAAATAAATATTAAGTAAAAATTCAGTTCTTCATTGTCTTCTTCATCTAATGCTGGATGATATTCCCAGCCTAACATTAAACCTCTTTCAATAATAAAACTAAATCCAAATATCATGTTATAATTTTTTTTGATAATCCCATCTAGCTCTTTCTCCTCTTATATCGTAATGTACAAAAGAATCGTACAAACCTAATCCTCCCTGTAACATATCTCCGTTTTCTATAAGCCTTTCTATTGTATTGTAAACTTCTAAAGGCGACATTCCTTTTATAGAAATATCGCTTGCTTTTCCAAGCAAATGTTTTGAATTTTTTACACCACCAATGCTTTCGTTATATTCCTCTGATCTATATGCTGAATTTATGTGTATTGGTTTTTTTAATTCTTCTCTTAATACTTGTAGTTGGTTAGCAACCTTAACGACATTATGATATACGTTTATTGGCATTTCGCTGCCATCATTACAATCAAATTCCTCTTTAGTAAAGTTTTTTGTCATTGTATTTTTTATTTAATAATATCTTAACTAATATAAATATTAATGTTATTGTTATTAAATTAATATGCGTTTCTCCGCACATACCAGTCAAATGATTTATTATTTTTATCATTTTTTCTTTTTATTCATTAAATACCATTTTTGTAAAGTATATCCAATTGTGATAAGTAATAACGCTATTTTTAGTATTATATCTATATCGGTCAATGATATTCCTAAACTCCCCATATTTATAAATAAAGTTTTATAATCTTGTATCATTTTAGTTTTCTTTTTTTTTGTTTACTAATGGACTAGAAACAGAATTATTATTTATAGTAGGTTTAATTCCAATAGGTGTTACTATAACAGGTCTGTTTGGTTTTGGTTTATATGGTCTAATTATTACAGGAGGATTATTGTAATAATTGTAAGGGTGTTGATTATAAGAATTTCTATAATAATAGTTATTATATACTTTTGGCCTTAAAGAATTTACATCAATTAGAATTGTATCTCCTTGATTAGTTACTCCTAATACTTTTACAAAGGTAAAACCTACCTCTGTCGATGCGCAACTATAGATTAATAAAATAAAAAAGAATACTAAAATTTTTTTCATTTCTTATCTATTTCTTTTAGTTTGCTTATTGCCCAATTAACACCAGCGCTTCCGCCCCAAGCATCCCACATTAATCCTCCACATCCTTCAGAATAAGGAACATCTTTATGTTGTTGATGTCTTTTAAAAGAAGCCATTCTTGAAATAGTATCTCTACTAATTTTTTCTCTCATAGCTAATTGACCAGCTCTTGTCCAACCTATTCTAGTTCCACAATCGCTTCCATTCTTTTCTTTCCACTCTACAGCTCTTTTTGCGTTGTTTACTGCGCCATCAGGATAGTCGTTATAGCTTTCTAATTCTACTTTATTAAAAGCATCGTAGCAAATTGCTATAGCTTGGTCTTTTGAATGATAAGGCGTAAGCATCGGAACGCAACGAATCATAAAATCGCTTTGCTTTTCTGCTGGTTTAGGTTTAGGAATTGGCATACTTGAATCCTTTAAATTGGTGGCATCCTTCCCCTTTTACGCTTACTTCAAACTCTAACCAATCTTCAGATTCATCATACCAAAGAACATCTACTAAAAAACCAGAATCTCTTAACCCAAGTCTAGCAAATAAATTATCTGAATCAGATTGTTTATCAATAAACTTTTCAGCTAATGCTTGAGTAGGAAAAACATATTTCCCTACTCTTACACTTTTCTTCTTACTTTTTTTCTTTGTTACTTTCTTCATCTTTAGGTATAGATTCATTTAAGATTTTAACTATTTCTTGTGCCTGTGGTAAATAAGCAATAGGTAAAGAGTTGATAACTTGATTAACTTTTTGAATTTGTTCTTCAGTAATTTTCATAATATATTGTTTTTAAATTTGTATTAAATATACAAAAAATATTTATATTACTCTGCTCCACCAATTTGCATTTGCACAGAAGAAGGATTTATCTCTTGTTCTATTTGTGCATCTAAACCAGCATATAATGATGCTACTTCTTCTTCTCCCATTGCTTCTTTAGTCCAAGCCTCTACATCAGCTTCAGTTAAATCAGCGAAAGGAATAAATGCTCCTTCTGGTGCTGGTACTACTTGAGTTCCATATACACTAGCAGAGTAAAATTCTCCTTCAGGGTTTTTTTGATCAGAAGTTGCTAAAACGCTCCAATGTACGTTATATACTACATCGCTGTTACCACCTTCGCTAGGGTGTACATCTACTGTTCTACAATTCCATTTATAAGATTGTGCCATAATTTTATTTTATTTATTTATTTATTATTATTTATTTTTTTTCGCATTGACATTCTAACGATTCTAATTTTGCAGATAGTTCTTGTATTGACTTAACTAATAAAGGAACTATTTTAGAGTAATCTACTGATTGCATTTCTTCTGCATCTTTTTCTCCTGAAACTGCTTGTGGTAATACTTCTTCTAACTCGTGAGCCATAACACCATAAGACCTAGAATCATTTGCTTTCCATTTATAATCATAAACAGGTATTTTAGAAACTAAATCTAAACCTTCAAAGTCTTGTAAATCTTCTTTTAATCTATAATCTGAAGATGTGTTATAAGCTGTTGCAGTACCTGAAACTGAAATTGAACCAACTAAAGTATCATCATTTTTAATTAAAACAACATTTCCATCTGTTCCCTTTCTATTTAAATCCATTACACTACCATCAGTTGCAGTAGAACGAACAGTTCCATCAGGTAATAATTCAACGCCGTTATTTGAAACATTACTTGCTGTTTTACCAACTAATAAATCTCCATCATCATTAATTCTCATTTTTTCAGAACCACCATCAGTCATAAAACTTAAAGATGAAGCACCACCTAAAGCACTTATAGTACCTACTTTACTAGCTGATTTAAATATAGCTACACCACCATCTGCTGGGTTACTATCTGCTTGTACAAAAATACCTTCAGTATCTACTAAACTATCTTGATTTACTACTAATTTAGCTGCTGGGTCTGTAGTATTTATGCCCAAATTACCAAATTTATCTAACCTCATTTTTTCTCCTCTATCCGAAAGCCTACTTGTAGAAAATGCAAGAGCGAAAGCTGCTCCAGTTGAACTTTCGCTTATAGATGAAATTTCTGCTGTAACTCCATCAGCATAAGTGCCAGTAAAACTTCCATCACTAGTTATAAATGTTAAAGACCCAGCTAAAGAATTAGTTGTTAAACCTCCTGGAGTAGAAATAGATAATACTGTTCCAGATGAGCTAATATTATCAGGGCTATCAGTACCCAGACCCAAATTACCATTAGTGTCCATCCACGCTCTACTTTGACCACCAGAAACTAAAGACAATTTATCAGTAGAATGCGTATAACCTATTCCACCTCTATATTGTTCATCTCCACTTGTTCCATCAGCAAAATATAAAGCACCGCTTGAATCATTTGCTGTGACAATACTTATTCCACCTTCTCCACTCGCTTGTTTAATAACTAAATTATCTGCTCCAGCATAATAATCTGTCGGACTCGAAGTACCCAGACCCAAATTACCTGAAGCATCTAGCCTCATTTTTTCTATGTTATTAGTTACAAATGCAATTGGAAGATTGTTGGCATTTCCAGTATATAAAGTATTTGCATCTGTTCTAATAACAAAAGTGTTTGCTACACCATCAGTTATTTGTGCTACATCACCAACAGCACCTTTACTAACATTTAAACGATAATTACCAGGTGTCGAAGTACCCACACCCAAATTACCTAAAGAATCTAGCCTCATTCTTTCAGAACCACCCAACTCAAATTTTAAATCATTGTTAGATAGTTTTATTGCGCTTGTAGTTGTTGAGTTGTCATAATTTAAAGAAGCTTCGTTAGTAGTAGAATCTATAAGGATAGCAGCAGCTCCACTTGTAACTGATATACCTGTGCTTGTAGTTGCAAACCTTTGTGTATTATCATAAAATAATTGAACACCACCATTTACATCTGCATTTATTAAAGTTTCAGTTCCACCAGCATTATAAACCTCAAAATCTTTTGCCCAAATTTTTAATGAACCAGCAGTTAATTCTTTTATATAACTATCAGTACCATCGTGGTATATTTGTAAGTCGTTGCCATTTCCGTAAGTAGATTTTACATTGTCATTGTGAACAATATCTCCAGTCATTGTACCACCAGCTAAAGGAAGGAAAACTCCTGTACCTCCACCAGTTACAAAGTTTGCTGGTGTTATTTGAACATTCTCTGCTCCATTATACCCTACAATGTGAGATACATCACTAGCGCTAGTTTTTAGTACAAATTCGCTAAATTTTTTATTTGCCATTTTATTTTATTTTATATTATTGAAATTCTGTTATTATAAATTCGTTATTCGCTTCTGTAAGAAGGTAATCTCCATTCTCTGCTATTATCTCAAAGAATGTAGTAGGTGTACAATCTACATATGGCTTATAAACCAATCCCCAATTGACAGTATTATCACAAACTCCATCTCCCCACCAAGTTATACCAGTCGGCTTTATATATATGCTTCCCCACATTTATTTATTTCTTTTTATTTTGTAGTTTATAACTACGTTCCACGTATTGTTTTCTGTCCACATATTCTAAATACCTTTTTAGTTTTACAATATTTTCTTTTTTTTGTTTATATCTTATAACGCCCATCCTCCAAAATCAGCTCCACTTTGATCAGGATAAAAATCATCCTCTGTGTTTGCATTATACTCTGGATACGTATCTTGATTATATACCATAAAATTTGTAAAATTATTAGTATAAAATTGAGCTATATCCCTATATTTATTTGTCAAATAATCAACTTCATCTTTGCTTACGCTTTCACTAGATTCGCTTATGTGTTTATACACTCCTCCATTAGCTACTGTATAAGCAGCAAAAGGCATGTAATAAACTAAAGCCCAATAAATAGTCATGGGCTTTACATACGTTTCTAAAAGCGTTTTATAAGCTGCATTTCCTGGATCATTAATTCCTGATATTATCAACGCTTGTAGCTTTTCATAAAGTTTAGTTCCTAAATATATCTGTACCTCTGTGTCCATTGATATTTCTATCATGTAAACAAATTTATCAGGGTCAATATTTCCTGAAAGAACAGAGTATCTTTTAAGATCTTTAGTTGTTACAAATAATGCTGTTGCCATTCTTTTCCTATTTTACGCCTGGATAATGCCCTTCATTTGGCATATCTATCGGAGCGATTTGGCTCTCTCTAGTTCCCCACGGATTCTTTTGATATGTTTTAGGTATTGTTCCTGTTTTTATATAATCTTTTAACTCTTTGCTAGGCTCTGTATTTGTTCTTAAACGATATAAGACCTGTTTCCAAGCGTGGCGACAGTAAACTCCGCCCTTAAATTTAAAGAGATCATAAGGCTTGCCATCATGCCCTAGTTGTTTGTTTACGCCATCTCTACTAGCTCTATCAATATCTTCTAATCTATATACTACGTTTTTGTCTGATAGCTTCATCATGTTTTCGCAAAAAGTTCTAGACTTATTTCCTATTATGTTTGGCTTTTGAGATTTCTTGAAATACTTATATCTAATTTTATAATTTTTAGAATCTAAATAAGAAAACCCATTAGGATCAGCAAATATTTCATCTTTAAGTTTAGTAAACATTGATTTCTTTTCTACTATTGAAGCAGAAGCCCATTCCTCATTAGATACATTTTCTTCGCAATATTCTCTAGAATCAACTTCTTCCCATTCCTCGCTCATTACTTCGCCTTTGAGATGCTCTAATAAAATTTCTCCTTGTTCTTGAGTAAGCTCTGGTTGTTGAGCTAATTCAACTCCTGTTTCTTCTTCAACTACATCATCATCAACTCCTTCTAATTGATCTAAATCATTAAATGATAAAGGTTTTAAAGTTTTAAAATATAATTCTAATGAAATGTCATTAATTGCTAATATTTCATCCATGCAATCAATTATCTCATCTTGATAGCATTTTATTACTACATTATCAAATAATAAAGTTGCAGTTTCGATTTCATCAGCATTATTTCCTAAACCATCATTCCCATCTCTTACGCCTAACAGCATTGGAGAGGTTACTCTATGCCCAACTATCAATTTTCTGAAACACTCGTTAGAAAGGTACTCATAATGGCTAGGAGCATCATTCAAAGGAATATCATCAACAGTTGTTTTTGATTCTTGGTTTTGATTAAACGCTACAATTACTTTTTCTCCTCTTGCTCCAGTTAATTTGTTTAGAACATCAGATTTTACTTGCATCATTTTTTCAGGATCTGGAACTCCGTTGTTAAAGTTCACTACTTTTGTTCCTGAAAAACCATTAATACAGTCATTGATTAAATAATCTCCAATCTCGTTTTCTAGTTTAGCATAAGGCAAAGCTCCAGCATAATCAGGGCAATTGTAATAATAATGTCCTGGCGTATAAGGAGATAAAACATAAAGCTCAACGCCTTTTTTATTTCCATAACCAAATGCTGGTATTCTTTCAGGTTTTTCTGTTGGTTTTATATTAGCCCAATCATTTGAGTAATACCATGCTTCTATTTCTCCTTCATCATTGCATTTTTCTGCTCTTAATGTTTCCATTGGAAAATGATGCACTTGCTTTACTTTGCCTTTTTCATAAACAACTTGAAAACAAGCCATTCCCAATATTTTGAAATCTTTAACAAATCTTCTTAAATCTTTCTTTTTAAATAAAGTAATCATTTGAGCATACTGCTCTGGCTTTCTAGATGCATCTAAAGCTGATATTCCTCTGCCATAAATCATATTAGTAACGCCATTTATAATAGCATTGTTAGAAGTAGAGTTTATATAAAGATCTATTAAGTAATTAAAATAGTCATTATCTATGCCATATTGCACCCAATCCTTGTGTTTAACTTCTGTTATAACTGGAGAAGTATATGCGCTTAAATTAGCTATAAATATATTTTTATCTATCATAATAGTATGTATTCATTTGTCGATTCATGTTCTGTAAATTGACCATCATTAATTGAATATGTGCTCAATACTTGATCAGTACAAAAGATCATATCTCTATATATAATGCTAGATCCATTTAGAACTTCTAATGTGTAAAAAGTTCCTTCTTTTAGAACTGGATTGAATGTAACAGATGTTTGCAAATAATATTTTGTTTTAGTAAAAGTAGGATTATAAGTAACCGAAGTATTTTGATCTTCATCTGTCAAAATAAGGCTAGTTGCTGTATATTCTCTAGGAATAAACTCAAATGTTTGAGCAGTAGCTTCAGTCTTTAAAATTATCATTATACTTTTCTTTATTTAAAAACCGATTTATTGCTTTTTTGTTTTATAATTAAAAAAAAAAGGAGAACAAAAATTGCTCTCCTTAATTCTTCAATGAAAAAAACTAATTAAGTTCCTAGAACTACAACAGTATTAGTAGTATCTCCTATAATAGTTGGATCAATAAAATTAGCTGGTGATTTTTCAGTTCCAGTAATTGTTAAATTATATCCGTTAAGATCTCCCATACCTTGTCCAGTTGCTGTATTTACTTGCACTTCGCATCCATTTTCAATACCAGCTAAAAAATAATTGCCATTGTAGTCTTGGAAAATGATTTGCGGTCTTCCGTAAGAAAGCAATTTCATTTGCGCAGTAGTAGTTTTATCTTGTTTTTTAAGAACAACAGTTCCTGTTTGTGTAAAGAAACTCGTTCCGTTTTCTCTAGAATTTTCATTAGTTTGCTCAAAACCATTCGCTCCTTTAAGATCAAATTTGTAAAAAGTTAATGGAGCAGCAAAAGCTGTGATTTCGCCAGTTGCATCAAAAGTTGCTGAATCTAATAATCCACTTGAATATGCTCCATTTATATAAATAGCTATAATGCCACCTACTGAATCTTTACATGGTTCTAAACGCCCTAAATTAACGTCACATGCCATAAGTTTATATATTTATAAGTTAATAATATAAAGGGAGCTTTTATGCTCCCCTTATTAAGTTTAATTATCCTGCGTAGTAAACTACATCAGCTCCTACTCCTATAGCAGCGGCAGCCGTGAACCTCATGACAAGTCTCACATTTTGACTTCCATCGATAGGTGTCATGTCAATTACTCTTACTTCGTTATAGTCGTTTAAAAGACCAGTCGCAAAGAATAAGTTACTTGATTGAGCAGCTATCATTGTATCATCTGACATTCCTCTACCTACAAAGATTGGAATTCCTCCGAAAGATAAACTTCCGTTGTTATACCATTGCGTTCCTTTGTTATCAGAACCAGCAGCTCCAATAGTAGCAGTAAATCCACCTAAAGCTCTAATGTATAATTTTGCAGCTTTGTTAGAAACGTATAATTTTAAATCTTCTTTTCCGTATAATGAATTTGGAATTAAATCTACTACTTCTTGCATTTTATCAATAATGTTTACAGAAGTTAAAGCAACTGCACCAGCTACATCAATTACTGTTGCATCAGCAGCAGCAAGAGTTTCTAATCCATCGTATTCTCCAGCTTGCGCTCCACCTAAATTTCCAGTCCAGATATTAGTTTCGTTTGCAGCAGCTACTTTAGATGCTACATGCCCTACTAAATAATCAGCGAATGATGATGGTAATCCGTTTGGATTGAAGGCAGAATAGCCCATCTGAATAGATTCCCACGTGTTGATAAAATCAGACTTACATAATTGTAAGTTTACTTGGAATTCTTCTGGTTGAATAACTACTTCAGTTAAGTTTACGTTTGAAGAAGCAGAAAAATCACAAGTTCCATCTGCGATTAAACTACCAGTTTCAATTCTTTGAATAACTGATTTAAATTTTACATTTGGCATTACTTCAACACCACCATCTTCGATTGTACTTGCACTTAAAAGTGCTGCCGAGATGTACTTGCCAGCGAATTCTCCAGCGTATGTGCTAGTGATATTTACTGTTGTTGCTAGATCAATTTTATTTGACATAATTTTTGGTTTTTATTTATTTTAATTGTTATTGAATAATTTTTTAAATACTCTATCTTGCGTGCTCATTGGTTTGTTTTGAGCATATAGATTCATTTCTACTTTATTTTTTGCTTCAGGATTATGTTTGAAAGGTTTAACTTCTTCAGATAATTCAACTTCCTTAACTTCTTCCTTAACTTCAGCAGATAATTCTTCTTTTGATTCTTCTTTAGAATCTTCTTTAGAATCTTCTTCCATGTATTCTTTATCTTCGCCTAATCTTGATTTAAGATCTGCAATTGCATCTTCTAGGTTTTTGATACGTTTTTCCATACCAGACCAATCTTCAACATCTGCTTCTTTTCCATCATCTTTTGCTTCTACTTCATCAATTTCTTTATCCTCAACTTCCATTTCTTCTTCTTTTTCTTCTTTTACTTCATCAATAATTCCTTCTTCTACTACATAAAGATATTTTCCTTCATCAGTTAAATATTCTCCAACTGGTACTGGAATTCTTTGGCCATCATCAGATACGATAAAAACTTCACTTCCTTTTTCAAATTTGTCAGCTTCAAAACGTGTTCCGTTTTCAAGTTTCATTTCTTCTAGTTTTACATCGATTCCTAAAAGAACTTTTACTTTGTTTAGAGTACTCTCTGCTTTCATATTAAATTAATTTATATTATTAAAACCTTTTTTTATTATTCTTGTTGTAATTTGTCTTGGTTTTCTGACATTATATAACCAGAATTATTTTCTAGTCTCATAAAATCTTCAAAATTTTGACCTGTTAAATTTCCTATGCCTTGATTTTGCAAATTTCCATTGCAACATTTAGAATTATATGTTCCATCTTTGCATAAGCACCCACGCCTTCCTCCTGTTGGAGAAGTTCTACTTAATGTTGGTCTATTATTCCTGTTCTTGTATGACATCTATTATTTTTTTTAATAGTTCATCTTCAGAATATTTTTTCTTTTCGCAATTAGGAACTTTTTTTCCATCTTTACCTTTTTTCCACCCTTTTTGCTCATATCCATCCCAGCATGGGCTTTTGCTATTTTGTCCAGCTTCTAAAGAATGTTGTTCGCATGGCATATACCAAGTCTGACCATCTATCTCATGTTCATGAAAACCTCCGCATCCTATATCTTCAGCAATTTCTTTTGCTTTATCTTTAGTTGAATAAGCTAATCTGTCATCAATAATCATAAATTCATCATTGACTTTTTGATTTTTTAATTGATCCTTTTGTTTATCTTGAGGCCTATTAAGTTTGTCTGCAAAATACCCTTCTATTGAAAAGCCTTTTACTTTGTTTTCTTTAACATAATCATTCCAAATTTCTTCATTATCTACTTTCATTGATACCATCCAAGTTCCTACTGGCATGTTTAATCCATATTTTCTAGATTTATCATGAACTTCATCTTCTATTAACCAAGATTCAACAACTGTCATGCCTGAAAGTTTTTCTTCAGTATGTTCTAGAGTTGCTTTACTTTGATTGCCTTTTTTTAAAAACATTTGAGATGCTTTAGCAACAGTATCTTTTGAGAAATAAATATAAAACTCATGGCCATTAGAATTTCTATATATAGGTTTATCAGGAATTAAAGCTGCTCCCATTAATATCTTTTTTTCTTTAGATACTTCTGCTAGCCTAATTTGTTCTTGATTCTTTAATGCTATAAAGTCTACTTCTATTGCTGGGTTTTCTACTACGCTAATAGCATCTATTCCAGATAGCTCTTGTTCTTCATCAATTACTAGTTCTATTATTTCCATTTCTATTTTATTTAAAAACCTTTTTTTTTGATTTATGTTATATTAACCGCCAATAGTTGCGCCTTGAATAATATTATTTTCTAAACTTTGAGCTGTTGTAACATCTTGAGAAACTACAAATGCCTGAATTGGCTGTTGTTGTTGCTGACCAATTGCTGATGCTATTTGACTTGTTCCTCCTTGTCCTACTATATTAAATGATGGCGCTCTAGATTGAGGAGCAGAAGCAGTTGCGCTTAATCCTCCAGTTCCGCTTGATCCTGTTGGTTTAGTAGAGGCTATTTTTGCAATATTTACAGCAGCAAACGCACCAGCCAAACTTGCTTGAATAACTGGATATGCTGGAAAACCTATTGTTATTGGGCTTTTTTGCGCTGTTGTATATGCATTTTGCACCCCTTCATAACCGCTTATAGTTGCTTGACCAATTGCCATTGCTTTTCCTAATTTACTTCCTTCTCCAGCTATTTCTCCAATTAAAGCCATAGTGTTTTTAGCTATTCCTAATTTAGCCTGTTTTACTGCTTTATCTCTTTTTTCTTCAGCTTCTGCATCAAGATCTTTTCCTTCTTGAATCTTTCCATCCCAATAAGCAATTATTTCTGCTTTTTGTTGCTCTGTTGCATTAAGTTTTTCTAATTCAGCTAAAGCCTTTTCTTTTTCTATTATAGCTTTTTCTTCTTCTTTAATTGCTTCTTCTTCTTTTACCTTTTGTTCATGAGCATCTCTTATAGCTTTAATGTCATCTAATCGCTTTTGCTCTTTAGATTTTTCTAGTTCTAGCTCTGCATTTTCTTCATCTAACTTTCTTTGCTTTTCAGCTTTTTCTTCATTTTGAGCAGTTGTTATTTGCGTTTGCAGTAATCTTTGGCTTCTTAATTTTTTAGTATCAAGATTTATTAATTCAGCTTGTAGTTTGGCAAGTTTATCCTTATCCTCAATAGAATTTTTTCCTTGAGCCATTTCTAGCTCTTGAGCTTGTATTAAAAGCTTTTTAGCATTGATTTCTTTTTGAGTTATTTCTTCCTCAATAGCTTGAGCCTTTTTTAACAAGGCTACTCTTTCCGTTGCATTATATTGATCTCTTTTTTCTGCTTCTAATCTAATGTCATTTATTTCTCTGTTTGCTTCAGCTCTTTCAGTTAATAAATCTCTTTCGATATGATGCGCTTTTTGTCTTGCTTTTGTAACTTGATCAATTGCTTTAACTTCTTTTACAGTTTCATCAACAAATTCTTTTACTGAATTTTTAGCTCCTACTACTGCATCTTTAACAGTCTTAAAAGGGTTTGTAACAAACTTTAATAAGCCTTTGCCAAGACTTTTAATAGATTCCATTGGATTAGATACTGCATCAATTATAGCTTCTCCTAGATCAGCAAATGAATCCATTATTTGTTTAGTAATTGCTCCTAATACAGCTAATCCTCTTTGTAGTTTTTCTTGACCTTCTTCACTTTGAGTAAATGCAGCAGCTAAAGAAGTAACAGCTACAACAAATGCCCCAATACCTGTTGCAATAAAAGCCACTCTTAATAGCTTCATTCCTTTGGTTGCGCTTGTTATACTACTAACAAAACTTTGCATACCTGACAATGCTCCGCCAGTTGCTTTATCTACTATCCCTAAAACTCCAGTTAAATCTTTTTGATTTTTTACAGTTTCTTTTAAATCTTTATTTGCTTTTTTTCTTTGATTGTTTAAATCAACTCTTGCTCTTTTTTCTCCAGCTAATTCTGTTTTAGTTTTTTTAATTTCATCATTAATTTTTTTTCTAGCAGACAGGTTTGCTTTAGAAGTATTTTCTAGCATTTTTTGTTGCCTAGATAAATCATTATTTAAATCATTAATAACTTTATCCTGAATCTCTAATTGTTGAGTTAAATCCTCTACGTCCTTCTGCGCCTTTTTAGTTTCTGCGCTTACAACAAATACTTTTTTTATTGCCATTTTGTTTTTCTTTTTATTTGTTCAAAACCTTCTTTTAATGATTGAGGTAATTTATTCTTTCCTTTAGCTATTTCTATTGTTTCACTTACTGCGTAAAACTGATCTATATTTAATAATTTTAAAATAATCATATTGTTATTAGTTCAATTTGACTTT